GATCTCCCACTAGACCAATCTGAGTTCGTTGAGCGAGTCAGTTCCATCCGGACTGAGTACGCAGAAGAAGCAGCCGAAGAGGCGTTCGAGGCTGTTCTGACGATCGCGAGGAACTACGGCTTCCTCACGCGTCACGACAAGATGAACATCAAGGATATGGTCGCCCTGTCAGACACCATCCTCTCTACCCTCCTGCGCTACGCGAACCTGCCGCACCCGCTTCAAGACGTGTTCGACAAGGTGATCGAGATAGAGGACGACCGTCCCACTCCCGAAGACGCCATGCTCGAAGAGTACGCCGTCGAGATGCCGGACCCCATCCAGATATGAACAACCCGTGAGGGACGCGTGATTATTTTTGACTTCTCCCAGGTCTGCCTGGCCAACATAATGGTGCAGTACGCCAACCTGAAGGACGACGAGGGACAGCTCTCGAAGGACCTCTTCAGGAAGATGATACTGAACACGATCCGGAAGAACGTGTCAAAGTTCCGCTCCGACTACGGTCGAGACGTGGTGATCGCGTGTGACACCTACGCCAGCTGGCGCAAGGACTACTTCCCCTACTACAAGGCCAACCGAAAGAAGGGCCGCGACGAGTCCGACCTCGACTGGCCCTTCATCTTCGAGTGCATGCGCGACCTGAAGGCCGAGCTGAAGGAGTACTTCCCCTACCGCGTCATCGAGGTGGACCGCGCCGAGGCCGACGACGTCATAGGCACCCTCGCCCACGCGTACGGCGTTCCCCTCGGCAACGGCCGCGAGAAGGTCCTCATCCTGTCGGGAGACAAGGACTTCATCCAGCTCCAGAAGTACAGCAACGTCCGCCAGTACAGCCCGGTCGGAATGAAGGTCGGCTTCATCACGAACAACGACCCCGAGGAGTACCTCCTGGAGCACGTGATCAAGGGCGACAAGGGCGACGGCATCCCCAACGCGATGTCGGCCGACGAGACGTTCATCAAGCCCGGCGGGCGCAACATGACCCTCACCGCTAAGCGCATGGCAGGACTCAAGGACGCCGTTAAAGCCGGCACCTGCACCGAGGTCGGCTACTTCCGCAACGAGCTGCTGATCGACCTCTCGCGCACGCCCGAGACGATAAAGGCCGGCATCATGGAGGCCTACGAGGCCCAGGCCGGCAAGACCCGACTTAAACTCCTTACCTACTTCACCAAGTACCGGCTCTCGAGCCTGGTCGAACAATTGAGCGATTTTTGATGGCTACTCTACACGCATACTCCTACTTCAAGACCGTCGACGACCTGAAGACCCGCAAGGAGAAGATCGACTACCTCCGCGCGAACCGGACCGTAACGTTCGACACCCTCCTCAAGCTGACCTACGGCGAGTACAAGTTCGACCTGCCTGACACGCCGCCTCCGTACAAGCCGTCTGAGTTCGACGAGCACAACAACATCTACCAGGAGATCAGGAAGATCGAGCGCACGTTCGTCGCCGGCGCCCTCCCGGGCTGGCCGCAGCACAAGCGCGAGGCGGCCTTCATCCAGATCCTCGAGTACGTCGACAAGGACGACGCGAAGCTGCTGACGGGCATGATCGCCGGCAAGCTGCCGTTCAAGACCATCGACAAGAAGCTGGTCAAGGAAGCCCTCCCGGAGCTGTTCCTCTGATGCCGACCTACACCTTCATGAACAGGGACGACGGCGTCGAGGTCACGCTCACGATGAAGATCGCCGAGCTCGATGCCTACAAGCGCGACAACCCGAACATGACCCAGCTACTCAGCCCGACCCCTCTCGCTGACCCGACTCGCGTCGGCGTGAGGACCAAGCCGGACTCGGAGTTCCGAGACCTGCTGAAGACCGTAAAGAGCAAACATCGAGGCAACACCATCGACACCCATTGAAGCCTCGTCTCTTCGTCATGACAAAACAAGACAGGAGACACCTTGCAGTCGAAGCCTTCCCGAAAAAAGAAACAAGAACAGGGGAACGTCGGAGAGAACATGAGCATGCCGCTCAAGAGTATCTCTCCGAAGACGACTAACCAAGAGAGGGCATTCCGGGACTACGGGCGTGCTAAGACACCGTTCCTACACGGGCTTCCCGGTACAGGCAAGACGTTCGTCGCGCTCTACCTCGCCCTTAAATCTGTCCTGATCGACAAGACCCAGAAAAGGGTAGTGATCGTTAGGTCGGCGGTGCCCACCCGCGACATAGGCTTCCTCCCCGGTTCCGCCGGCGAGAAGATGAGAAACTACGAGGCGCCTTACGCCGCTATCGCGACCAAGCTCTTTGAGCGCGGAGACGCGTACGAGGTGCTCAAGCAGAAGAAGCTGATCGAGTTCATGCCGACCTCGTTCATACGCGGCCTGGACATTGAAGACGCCGTCATCGTCATCGATGAGGCACAGAACATGTCTTACCAGGAGATCAGGTCGGTGATCACCCGCACCGGGCGGAACTCGAGGGTGGTCATCTGTGCAGACAGGGCACAGGACGACCTGACGTCGAAGCGGTTCAACGAGGAGTCGGGCATCGACAAGCTCATGGGTGTCATGAAGAAGATGCCGTCCGTGTCGTTCACTGAGTTCGGCGTCGACGACATCGTGAGGAGTGACTTCATACGTGAATACATCATCGCCGAGTACGACATTCGCCCAGCTGAAAGCGAAGAGCCAGCCCTCCCAGGTTTCATTAGAGAACCCGCGAGAGTTCGAGAGGACTGACGTACTCTTCGAAGAAGTGAACACCCGCGACATGCCTTACGGTCGCGGGTACGTGATCGGGGACGCGGTCTACCCTTCGGTGACCACCGTCCTCGGCTCACTCGACAACGCCGCGCTCGATGAGTGGAAGAAGCGGGTCGGAGAGGAGGAGGCCGCCCGGGTCTCCAAGAGGGCGACCATCAAGGGGACAGCCGTGCACGAGATGTGCGAGCTCTACCTGAAGAACTCCCTGACCGACCTCTCGCCCTACCAGTTCATCGAGCGCGACTCCTTCCTCAAGCTGAAGCCGATCCTCGACGCCCGCGTGGGACTGATCTACGCGCAGGAGACTCCTCTCTTCACGAAGAGGCAGAAGATGGCCGGCCGAGTCGACCTCATAGCAGAGTTCGACGGCGTCCTCTCGATCGTCGACTTCAAGACGTCGTCGCGGCCGAAGGAGAGGGACTGGATCAAGAAGTACTTCGTCCAGGAGACGGCGTACGCCATGATGCTCTACGAGATGAAGGGCATCGCGGTCCACCAGATAGTCACGGTCATCACCGTGGACCACGACGAGCCCCAGGTGTTCGTGGAAAAGAGCGGCGACTACTACAACGACGTCATCGCCGCGCGTCGACAGTTCCGTCTAAAATTTGGAGTCTGATATGAACGACATGTTCGTGAGAGTGGTGGCCGACTCGGTGTCACCTGAGGGCCTGCGGCTCGTTACCATCCACGCCCACTACCCGAGGATCATCCACGCCGAGCTCATGACGCACCGGGTGTTCAGCCGTAACGCGCGATCGTCTCGCGCAGTCCCGGTGGAGACGATGCTCCGAGAAGTCCAGACGGCGCCGTTCGTCCCGTGGCACTGGGGCAAGAACCAGCGCGGCATGCAGGCCTCGGAAGAATGCGACGCGAAGGTCGACGCGTTCATCAACTCGCCGCTCATCCGCTCGACCGTCTCCCGCGAGGAGGCCTGGCTGAACGCTCGAGACGAGGCTCTCCGCTCAGCGCAGGCGTTCACGGAGGCGGGCTACCACAAGCAGGTCGCCAACCGGCTGCTCGAGCCGTTCTCCTACATCGACACCCTCATCAGCTCGACCGAGTGGAACAACTTCTTCTTCCTGAGGGACCACGAGGCCGCCGAGCCGCACTTCCACGACCTCGCGGCCATGATCTTCGATGAGATGACGTGGTCTCGCTCTAAGGAGCTCAACACGGGCGAGTGGCACCTCCCGTACATCAGCCCAGACGAGGCGGGACTCCCCCTCGACGTCCAGCAGAAGCTCTCCGTGGCCCGCTGCGCACGCATCAGCTACAAGCCCTTCGATGGCGACGCGTCCATCGAGCGAGAGCTCGAGCGGTACGACCTCCTGGTGGGCTCGACTCCCCTGCACGCCTCGCCCGCCGAGCACCAGGCGACCCCCGACTACGTCATCCGTGGGTTCCGCGGGAATGACCAGTGGGAAGACCGGTACGAGAACCCTGAGCTACACGGCAACTTCCGCGGCTGGGTCCAGTACCGAAAAACGTTGAAGGACGAGAACGTTCCTGGTTGACAAAACTTTAAGATGGTGATATACTGTCACTATCATAAAGGAAGGAAACCACAAATGATCGACTACGACCGTCTCCTCGAAGGAAAACAGAACCGCCGGATGGCTAACGAGAGCCGGTTCCTCGACCGTCTGGACCGCCTCGAGCGGAAGATCGAGAAGGAATGCCTCA